CTTGGCGGGAACCATCTCGCCCCCGCGATTCTGCGCGTGTTGTCTACAACATGGTGGATAAGGCCCTAGATCAGCGCCTTCAGATCATTGTAGACCAGCGTCCGGGCTTTGCGGTTACCCCGACGACTCAGGACCCAGACGACAAGCGCAAGGCTCAGGCGCAGCAGCTTGCCCTTGAGTATCAGTTTGAGCAGCAGACCATGCAGCGACTCGCTCGTGAGGCTGCGTTCTGGGCACAGACCGATGGCGTTTCGTTCTGGCATATGTTCTGGGATGCTGACCGTGGGCCGTGGGACGAGCGTCTTGGTGAGCAGCCGGGAGAGCGCAAGCCTCTTGGCGATATTGGCTGTCAGACTCTGCGTGTCGAGCAGGTTCGCGTATCCTCCAATGCAACTGCTACACAGCAGCCCCATTGGGTCATTGTGCGTGAGGTAATCAGCAAGTCTGAAGCTGCGTACCGCTATGGCATCAGTGGTCTGGATGGCAGCGATTCCAGCATGAACTATGGCAATCAGCCTACGTACAGTGGTGCTGAGGGCATGGGCTCATGGGTTCTGTCTCAGACCACGATTGGTGAAGGGCAGCGGCTCAGGGATGAGGATGTAACCGAGCGGTTCACGGTCTACCTGTCCCCGCATCCCGATGTGCTGCCCGAAGGCCTACAGATCATCATTGTGGGCGATCAGGTTGTGTTTGGGCCAGCGCCCCTGCTCTGGACTACGATCCCGATTGTGGCTGTGCGCGATGGATCTAGCGATCCCAGCTATTTTCCGCGTCCGGTTATGGAGCAGTGGCTTGACCATCAGATGCGTGTTAACGCGCTTCTCAGCAAGTGGATTGAGAATATCCGCGTAAATGCTGGTGGTAGGTTCCTCACGAGGCCCAACGCGATTGCTACGGAGACGTTCCTTGGTGGCGTTACTTCGATGATCGAAGTGCGTGGCGCTGGTTCGCTCAACGATAGCATTGTTCCGGTCAATGGCTTTAGCGTCGGCAACGATGTCAAGGAAGCACTTGCTCTTGAAAAGGCGGCGTTTGAAGAGGCGAGCGGCTGGAACTCTGTATCGCGTGGTCAGGTTACCGGAGAGTCCGGTCGAGCCATCATTGCGTCTCGTGAGCAGCTTGAGCGTGTGTTTTCGCCTGCCGTTGGGGCTCTTGCGAGTGCTTATACGGATTGGGCCAAGATCTCTATGGCTGCGATGGCGTGGGGCTACGATGTGCCCCGTGCGCTTGGCACTGTAGGAAAGGGTAGGCCCGACCTTGCCAGAGCCGTGTCCTCGACGGATCTCGACGGCCAGAGCGATGTCAAGGTTGAGCCCGCTACCATGATGCCGATGCCGATGGCGTTCCGTCTGTACCTGCTTGATAACTGGCTACAGACCGGCGTGATCGACATCAAGGAGTATCGTCGTCGTCAGATGTTCGCGATTGCTCGCGATATGGCGACCCCGGACGAGGATCAGGAAGCCCGTGCGAAGCGCATCGCAGACGCTATTCGTACTGGCGACATGGTTCCTGAGATGCGTTGGCAGGATAACGAGGCCATTCATCAGGACGTACTGGAGCGAGAGATTCTGCTTCAGGACGACCTTGACCCGCAAGTCATTCAGACTGCACAGAAGCGGTGGGTTGATCTGGCAAATCAAGCCGCTCAGAAGCAGGGCGCTATGGTTCCCCCTGAAGCGATTCAGCAGGGAGCTCCCGGCGCACCTGAAGTTCCCCAAGGAGCGCAAGCGAGCGTTCCGGGTTTGCCACCGAGCGCGATGCCACTTCCAACTGGTAATCCTCCGATTGGTGGAGCGTCCATCATGCAGCAGCAGGCGATGGGCATTCCCGAAGACGAGATTGCCGCAAGGCAGGCGGACATTCTGTCGCTCCAACAGTAGAGGTATTGAATGGACATCAGTGAAGCGATCAATGATGCAGTCGGCACCGCCCTCACGGAACAGGAAGCATTTGCTGTTGCCGATGAGCCGGAACCCGAGGCGCTTGACGCGGCTTCCGACGATGAGGTTGAAGAAGAGGTAGAAGCATCAGCAGAGGAGACTGAAGAGCAGGAAGCAGAGGAGGTTGACGAGGATACCTATGTGGCAGTCCCGACAATCTCAGACAAACTGGCTGCTGAGTTTACTCTGTTTGATGCAGAAGGAGAGTTGGAAATACCGGACATCATGGTGTCGTACAAGGCAAATGGTCAGGTCCGTAAGGATCGCCTAGACCAGATTGTCAGGCTCGCCCAGTGGGGCGTGACCAACCATGATCGGTATGAAAAGACAAAGTCCTTGGAAGAAAATGCACAGGCGGCGGCGCGTGAGCGTGATGAACTGGCGCAAATGCTGGCAGAACGCGAGTCGCAACTTGTAAGACTTTTGCAAGAGGACGAATATTATTACAATGCTCGTGACGCATACGAACGCGAAAACTCTCCAGAGAATCGTGCTGAGAGGGCCGAACAGCGTGTTCGGGATATGCAGATCGCGCAGGAAATGACGCTGATTAACAATGAGGGAAGCAAGTTCTGGGAATCCGAGTTGGAGCCAGCCATAGGCATGATTGCCAATGCCCTGCCCACAGTGACAGCCGACGAACTTGCAGAACGATGTGTCATTGGCATTCAACCGTTCATGGAACTGGCACCAAATGGTCAGCCATACATTCCAGCGAACAAGTTTGAAATGGTCCGTGGCTACATCCTTGAGGATCTTGCTTATTGGGCAAAGATCAAGCACGAACAGCGAAGTGAGTCTTCCAAAAGTACGGTCGATGCAAAGACTGCCTTACAGAAGCTCGAAAAAGCTCGTGTTGAAGCCCAGAAAGCCAAGCGCCTCGTTGGTCAGAAGACCAAGCCAGTTGGCAGGGCAGAGAAGTCTGGCCCTCCAAGGAAGCGTGGGAATCCGGCCACGTTGGACGATGCGCTAGATAGCGCACTGGATTCTGTACTTTCACAACTATAGGTGAACAAAAATGCCTGCTCCTACCGTAATTACGGATGCCGAGCTTACTGGCCTTCTCAAGAACGTGTATTCGCAGTTCCGTGAGAAGGTCCAGAACCTCGTGACTCCGCTCCTTGCCCAGCTTGAGTCTGGCAAGGCTGGTGGCCCGCGCAATATGCGTTGGGGTGGTAACAACGTCTTCTTCGATGTCGTCGTTGGCCGTCCTGCTGGTGCCACTTTCTCGCAGTCTGGTTACTTCCCGCCTGACACCACCGCTACCGAGGTGCAGGCCAACGCTGGTGTGGTTCGTGCGTACACGACCCGCCAGATCGACGGCCTCGCGTTCGTTGGCACTCAGAGCAAGGACGCCGCGTTCACGACCATCGCCAAGAAGACGATGGAAGAGATCAAGGACGCTTCCTCGCTCCTCATGCAGCAGGCGCTGCATAACAAGGCTGACGGCGTTGTGGCGCTGATCGGCACGGTCAACAGCACGACCGAGATCGTCGTTGCTTCGCCCTACGGCGTTGCGTCGGCTGGTCAGGGCGCGCTGCTCCTGTCGGTTGGTGACTATATTGCCGTTCTCGACACTTCGTCGAGCAACGCTGTTCTGGGTCGTGCGTCGATCACTGCGATCAGCAACTCCGGCGACAATGCCACGCTGACGCTTGACACCGCGATTTCCAGCATGGCTGCGACCGATAAGATCGTGAAGGCGACCGCGAGCGATACGTCGTTCAACAGCGCCATGAACGGTCTGATTTCGATCACGAACCGTGGTGGTTCGTATGCGTCTCTGCACAACATCAGCGCCTCGACGTATTCCATCTGGGATGCCACGCGCATGGTGGCGGGCACGGACACGCCGGACGTTGACCAGCCGACTGAGTCGGACATCTGGGACCTGATCCAGCGCATCTCTGGCCGTTCCGGCAAGGACGCGATGGTTCGCCCCGGCGACTTCCTGCTCATGACCACGCCGGGTATCGGCAAGAAGCTCATGGAGAGCATGGTCGGGCAGCGTCGGTTCAGCGCGGGTGAGTTCGCGACCACGATCAAGGGTGGCTACAAGGCCGTTGAGGTCTGTGGTATCCCGCTGGTCATGGACTACTATGTCCCCGCTGGCACGATCTATCTCCTCCACATTCCGTCGCTGTCGTGGGTTGACGCGAAGGACTGGGGCTTTGTTGAGTTCGAGGGTGCGGGCCCGTGGCGTTGGCTGCAGGGCCGCGATGCTTTCGAGACGACCTACGGCTGGTACGGCAACCTCGCCTGCCTTGCTCGTAACGCTCACGGCAGCATCACTGGTTACACCGACACGGCGCGCTACACGCACGTCGCGTAAACTTCAACGCTGGGGGGTGGGGTCCATAGCGGCCCCACCCCCTTTGGAGACTTAGAAAATGGCCTACGATTTCTTTGCACCTAAGCCGGGAAGGCTTGGTGTCCTGCCCAACGTGCTTGCGGGCCGTTGTGCGGCTGCTATTGGTGATAGCGCGACGACTGTGTACAACTTTGGCGGACATCCGGCGCGCTGTGCGATCAGCCGTGCTGTGGTGGCTGCGGGAACCGTTCCTGCCTCGACTGGCGGTACGATTCTTGGTGTGATTCAGAAGTATGATGCGTCTGCCGATGCGGCTGTGGCGCTGACGGGCAACGTGGACCTTGAGGCGCTGACCGCGCACGAGGGCACTGCTGTTGCTCTTCTGTCGTCTCTGACTGACGCGCAGAAGACTCTCGATACCGGAGACACGCTGCGTTTTGCGGTCACGACCAGCTCGTCGGTCACGACTGCTGCGGTTGATCTCACGGTCAATGTTGAACTTCTGGTTCTCGAATAATGGCAATCATTCTTAACGAACGTGGAACTCCTGAGCCGCCGCATGACAGCATGAGGCGTATCAAGGCTATCCATCCCGCCCTTGGGCTGCGCTATGTAGAGGGCGTTAGCTCGCACTGGGCAATCACTATGCACTGGGTCGAAAGCGATAGGAGATGGGAGTTTGTTAAGAATGGGTCTGCCGATCCTGACAGTGCGTATGATGTGATCGGGTACTTGCCGATGGATTGCTCTCTGGCAGAGGCACCAGCCTACATTGAGAGAGTCCTTCGCACGTTCCCCCGAGAAGACGTACAGAAGCTGGTGGATCGTGTAGCAAAGTGGAACGCAGAGCCAGCCAAGAAGGCTGCTGAAGCTGCGTTTGCAGAAGTGCTTGACTCTGCCAAGCCTGACAAGGTTGGCGGTGTTGAGATTGCGGTTCAGGTTACGGCTGACGTTGTATCTGACGAAAAGCCTAAGAAGCCGCGCAAGAAGGCCGTACGTAAGTCTAAGTACCTCTAGGATAGAAAATGGCTACAACGACACGCGCAGATCTGATTGAGCAGACCCGTGAGTATATGGATGCTGTTGGGTCTTCGCGCTGGTCAGATAGCCTGATTACCACGGTACTTGGAAGTGTTTTCGATGCAGAGTGGTCAAACATTCTGAACGCTGCGCCATACTACAAGTTTGCACAGCGGCAGGTGACTACCGCATCGGACGGTACTGTTGCGCTGTCCTCGCTTGATAGCGGGGGTGGTGACACTCAGCAGAATCTGTATCGCATCCTTTCGGTTAGCGATGGCAATGTTCTGTATGAGCAAACCAATTTTTCGGATGTGCCTCTGGCAACGACTACGAATTATCTCCCGACATATCCCAGACTCTATTACGTAGCAGGGGATAACATTCAGATCTTGCCCGTGGCCTCCAACCTGAGCCTCTACATCTATGTGAATTACAAGCCAACGACGATCAACGATCTGGCTAATGATGCGTCGGTATTTGATTTCCCGCCCAATGCCAATCTTATCATTGTGTGGGAGGCGGCAGCGCAACTGCTTCTGAAGGGTGGCGCTGAGACAAGTGCGGCAAATGATCTCAAGGCACTCGCAGCAATGGAGCGCGAGTCTATGCTTGATGACATCAGACGCCGCACGATCAATCCGACGCGCATGGCATACCCAGATCTTAAGTACGACTGGGCTGGCGGATAATGAGAGAAAAGGTTGGCGATTCTCAGCCAAGCATGGATGGTGGTATCAACGAGACTTCTACCGAAGCTCTGTTGGCACCAAACCAACTCCGTAGGGCACTCAATGCGCGCCTTACGGAGTTTGGTGCTGTTACCAAACGTGCTGGTCTACAGCGTACCGCAGCCGCGATTTCTGCCCACTCCGTGCAGAATGGTTTTACGTGGCGACAGGATGGCGGCACCAATCAGATCATGGTGGTCGTCAATGGTACGCTTTATACGAGTGTGTACGGTACGTTTCCTTGGACATGGACATCTAGAACGGGATCGCTATCGACGAGTGATGTTCCGTCGTTTGCACAGTTCAGGGATACGGGCGGTAACGATGTTGTGTACATCGCAGATGGTGGACTTCTTAACAAATGGAACGGCACGACCCTGACGACCAACATTGCCTCGACTGCTACGTCGAAGACTATTGCGGTTCACAATCAGAGACTGTGGTCGTGCGGTGATCCTGCATACCCTGACAGTATTTTTTATTCTGCGCTGAATGACGGAGATACGCTTGGCGTAACTGCGTCTGGGGGAGGGCAGATTATTGTCAGGACATTTGGCGACGAAGAGATCGTAGGACTCGCGAGCATTAACACTTCGCTCCTGATCTTCCATGATCGCGGAATCTCCCGGCTCACGGGGTATGGGCAGGACGACATTACTGTTGCCCCTACAGGCGTAACGGCTGATGTCGGCACGATTGCACCGAACGCTATTGTGCCATACGACAACACAGCCTACTTCATCACGGAGCGTGGCCTCTATCGTTGTAACGAGGCAGAGGTCGCTCCCGTGGCTACAGCACAGACGCCAGATCCGTTGCTTCCGATTATCAGGAGCCTGTCTTCTGCACAGTTTGCTCAGGTCAGGGCTGTGCTAAATCGTGGTACCAAAGAGTTGTGGGTTACGATGCCCAACTTCGGGTGCTACGTATATAACACGGTGCTGGGTACGTGGTCTGGACCGTGGGATACCGGCTGGGTTAGCCCTGATACGACCGCCATGTTTGAGACACTGAACACGGCTGGTCTTCCGGTAATTCTGCGAGGAGACGCATCCGGGTACGTCAGCCTGTGTGATGCCACTAACGTCTACGTTGATAACCTCAACGCTGACGGAACGGGTGGCGAGCGATACACGATGACAGTTCAGTTCCATCGTCTGTATTGCAAC